ACAGGGCATGATGTATACGCCGCCTTTGACTTAGGTATAGGTGATAATACTTCGGTAATAGTATTTCAAATCTGCGGCAAAGAATACCATATACTTGAATCTTTTGAGCACAATGGTGTATCAATTGATTGGTATGTTGCCGAATTGAAAGCGAAAGGGTATACCGATTGTCATATCATTTTACCTCATGATGCTGGCCAGAGATCATTACAAACTGGCAATACTATGGAAGAGAAGCTGAAATCATTTTTCCAAAAGGTTTCCGTATTACCTAGAACTGGGATAGAAGATGGTATACAAGATGTTCGTACACTGTTTCCTTATATATGGATTGACAAGACCAAAAACGAACCTTTACTACAAGCTATAATGAACTATGAACGAAAGCATAATACTAAGACTGACTTATACGAAGATCCTATACACAACAAATATTCTCACATGGCCGATGCTTTAAGATACGTATGTGTATATAAACCTGTCAAAAAAGTGAAAACTGACTTCTCAAGATTTGAACGAACTGGTGGTGCATTTTAATTCTATAAATAGGATATATACAAGGATAATACAAATGGATGAATTATTTGACTCAATCATGGAAAATTTCGAAGCATCAAAGGATATGTTTCAGACTATTCATGAAAACTATAGAGATGATGTCGAGTTTGCTCTATTAGGCCGTCAATGGGATTCTGAAAAAGAACGTAGACGTAAGAATGAGAATAGAACGACTAAAGTATACAATAAGTGTTCTGTATTCGTAAATTATGTGGTAAATCAATCTATAAAAAATACTCCATCTATCAAAACTATTTCAAATGGTCAACACAATAAAGAAGTGACTAAGATTATAGATGGTCTTATCAAGCATATCCAGTCCAAATCCAATGCCGAGACAAAGTATAATGCCACTCTACAAGATGCTGTAGCTGGTGGTATCGGTGTACTTAAGATTGACATTGATAGAAATAATGAAATCGTTATCAAGCATATCAAAGATCCGACAAATGTATACCCTGATCCAGAAGCTCAAGAATCCGATTTGTCTGATGCCAATTGGTTATTCTATGTAAAAGAATTGCCTATTGCCACATTCAGAAAATTATACCCAAATGCAGAAACTCAAGATGTATCTGAAACTAGAGGCTCATGGTTCGCCAAAGATTGTGTGCAAATTGCTGAATATTGGAAAAAACAGGAAGATGGTTCTGTCGCATGGTATATTATATCTGGAAATGAAATTCTAGATTCTTCGTTTAATGATGAAGGCATGAATGAGTATACCGGAACCAATATTCCATTTGCATTTATGACTGGCATCGAAGTATGTATAAGTGGCGAAAAACATTATAAATCCTTGATCAGAGATATCAAAACATATCAAGAAGAGTATAACTATATCAAGTCCGAAAAGATTGATTTCATAGCAAATACTTCAAAAACACCATTTATAGTATCTGATGAAGCAATTGGTGAATATGAAGGACAATGGGAAAATGCTAATAAAGCACATTATCCATATCTTTTGTATAAGTCTGGCAAAGAAAAGCCACAACGTATGGACCCTCCAGCACCTCCTTCTGGCCTTATAGAAGCCTCTAACACGCTTGAACAGGATATGCGTAGTGCTGTAGGTATCCGTGATCCTCTCATTGATATCCCGGCATCACAATCTGGCAAGGCTATACAATTACAGATTGCTCAAGGTAATGTATCTACAATTATTTGGCAAAACCATTTAAATACTACTATCAAACATGTTGGTAAAATTATTGTAGATCTAATTCCTTCTTTGTATAACTATCCACACATCATGCAAATATTAGGTGCAGATAATAATCCAAAACAAGTACCTATTATGACCTCTACTATGAACAAAGAAACAGGTGAAGTAGAATCATTTGATTTGTCAGGTGATTATGATGTGATTATATCCACTGGTGCTTCTTATGCCGATCAAAAGGAAGAATCCTACGAGAAATTGCTTGAATTGGCAAGAATATACCCACAATTAATGCCTGTTGCTGGAGATTTATTGGTCAACACTCTTGATATTTCCGAATCCCAAGACATTGCTGATAGATTACGCGCAACCATGCCTCCTCAAGTTCTGAAAGCAACTCAACAAGGCAATAAACAAGCTCAAATGATGATGTTGTCTCAGCAAATGGAACAAGCAATGCAGAAAATTGAGCAAATGACGCAGATTATACAGCAAAAATCTTCGGAAAATGCTCAACTTCAGGAAGCACTAAAATCGAAGGAACAGCTAGAGTATAATAAACTTGCTCTTGATGCACAAAAATCTCAAGAAAAGAATGAAGCGGATATGCAGAAAGCTATGCTTGATTCACAAACTAAGATTGAACAAGAGAATATCAAAGCAGATGTTGCTTCTGAACAAATGGAAGCAAACCTAATGATAAAACAGATTGAATTACAGCTTGAACAATTAAAAGCAAGAACCTCATTTTTCGTATAAAATAAATAATCAAGTACCGCAAATCCAGAGCGGGTAACAAATAAAGGAAAATATATGTCAGAAGAAAATATTGAAAATGTAGAATTGGTTGAGAATATCGAATCCCAACCAATTGAAAATGATGTACAGGAAACAGTTGAAGAACAACCAAAGCCGTATAAAGAACGTAAGATTCCGGAATCTATTCCATATAAACGCTTTCAGGAAGTCAATCATAAAGTAAAAGAATACGAATCAAAGACTTCCGAATTAGAATATAAACTTCAAGAAAAAGAAAAAGAAATTCAGAAGTATATGGAAAAACAAGAAAACGTTCGTAAGTATGGGAGTATTGAAGATATTAAAGCAAATCTTAACAATATGTCTCCAGAAGAAATGGTTGAATCTCTTGCCGCAGTTATGGAAACCAGAGTTGGTACACAGTTTGAAGAAAGAAAGCGTAAAGAAGAAGAGGCCAGATATACAAATGAACTATTGACTAATTTTGGCCGAAAGATTACAGAAGCCGAGTCAAGATATCCAGATATCAAAGAAATGGTAGGGTATATTGAGCATCACGCAAACCAACTACACCCAATGATTCGTCAAAAGCTGCTAACTGATGAATATTCTGCTGATCTTATTGCGGAAATTGCTTCTGATCAAGCCTTACTACAGTCTCTTATAGATTCCCCACCATATGAATCAATTGCTTTGATTGGGGAACTACGCGCACAGTATAAGAAACCTGCACAAGCAGCTACACCACAAATTAGAACACCAAATATACCCAACGGAAATGTCGCCAATGGTAATAAAAAGATTCCGTCTGGTGTATCTATGGCAGAGTATAAGCGTTTGCGTAGTTTAGGATATACTTAATTTAATATAGTATAAATATGTATTAGATGACAGACATCGTAAAAACCTGTTTTTGATTCCTCAGATATAATTGAAGCGATTATCATCTACGAGGAAGTAAACATCTAATACATAATGCTTCGTTCGTAGAATAATAAACGCTTTATGCGTAAGGAAAATATAAAATGGCTATTGCAGGAAAAAATACAGCTTTTAAAAATACTGATCTAGTAACTAAAGAAACCCTAATGCAGTTCGAGAACTCTTTGGTTGTTTCTTCGAAAATTGACTGGTCTTGGGGCGACCTAATTGGTAAGCCAGCATCTAAGATTGGTGACCACGTATCTGTTCGTCTACCATTCGCAAATACTGTTCGTAGAAATTCTATGACATATAATGCAGCAACTGTTGTAGATCGTGTCGTTGTTCTTGTAGTTGATCAAGTTTTCGGACAAGATCTAACAATTTCCGATGCAGACTATACTCTTTCGGTTGAAGACTTCTATAATCGCTACATGAAGACAGGAATGTCCTACATGGTAAACGAATTTGACGCATATGTATACAAGACTATCGTTGATGGTACTGCTAATACTGTTGGTCAATATAGCGTTGCTCTTACTTCTGACACTATCCTCGCTGCAAAAGAATTGCTTCAAAACAACGCTTGCCCAGAAGATGGTCAAATCTACGGTATTCTAACTCCTTCTCTAAATCGCAAATTGTCCAACTACCAATCAACTATTTTCAATAGTGCAAAAGCTATCGGCAAGATTTATGAAACTGGTCGTATCGGGGAATTCGCAGGTGTCGATTGGGCTATTTCTCAAACTGCTCCTACTCACACTGACGGAACATGGACTGGCGTTGCTTCAACAACTGTCACTCTTACTTCTGGCACTGATTGGGCAGAAACCACAACAATTTCGGTCGGTGGCTTCACAGCTGGCGCAACCCTAAATGTTGGTGACGTATTCACTCTATCTGGCGTATACTCTGTAAATCCTCTAACTAAGGCAACTCTTCCATCTCTTAAACAATTCGTTGTTAAGACTGCCGTTACTTCCGCTACAGCTTCGGCTCAAGCAGTTGTATTCGCTCCAGCCCTAGTCGCTGCAGGTGCTTTCCAGAACGTATCCCTAACAAGCACAGCTTCCAAGTTGATTGCATACTCTACTTCTGGCACACAAGGTCAGGAAGGTGTTGTGTTCGCTAAGACTGCGGTTGGTGGAGCATCTCCTAAGCTAAAGGTTCCAGAAGGTACTGATAAGGCTTCTGCGGCAAACGATCCAGATACTGGTTTGTCTATCCGCTATGTATCCGACTTCGCATCTACTTCTGGTGAATTCATTAACCGTGTTGACGCTTTCGCCGGTGTCAAGGTATTGAATTCAGATTTCGTGGTTAGAATTAGGGGGTAATCGTCAGTATAAGAGGTTAAACTTTTATACACTATATTCAAGGTAGTCTTCTTCGGAGGGCTACCTTTTATTTCGTATAAATATATGCATAACCAAGAGAATAATCAATGATACAAATTAGAAAAATTGTAAACTCTAGTCTTGCCGCAATTAACGTATTTGGCTATGGGGAAA